GACGTTACAACGTCGGTTATCTGCATAGGGAGTTGGCGCATTGCTTGGCGGTATTGGCCTGCCGAGATGGTGCTGCTCTTCCAAGCGTTTTCTTGCTGCTTAAGGCTTGCAATGAATGGTGCGGCTTCTTGGGTGGCACCTAATTGAGCGGCTTTATAGGCTAAAATCTCTGAGTTAGTTTTACCCTGAGTTTCTGCCTGCTCCCGCAACCGGCTAATAAACGACTCTTTGGCTACGGTAGCTAGCTTATCAGCCTGCGCGGCTTCTTTGGCGGCTTTCCCTGCGGCTGAGCTCTCATAAACTGATCGCTCTAAAGAATTAGTAAGGTTATCGATCCCCTTCACACTGGCCGCATAATCAGCCGGATCGATAAGCCCTTGGCGGAGGCCTTCGCGTAGTTTGTCTGACATTGCCGCCAAGTTGTCGAATGCCACGCCTACCGGATCAACCCGCCCACGAATAGCGACTAACTCGCGCTGTAAACCTTGAAGCTCTTTCGTTGTTCCTTCGTAAGATCGGCGGGTTTGCTCTCTCACTGCGGCACCGGCTGCAAACGCGGCGTTCACATCTTTTACTTTTGCTGATGTTTGCGCGTTTGAATCATTCAGGCTATCAGCTGCCGTTGCAGCTTTATTGCCGGAAACTGCGAATTTATCTAATTCGTTGGTAGCACGTTCTAGGCTACTGGTATCTGCTACTAGTGAAATCTTGCCAATTTCATCGGCCATATAGCCCTCACAATTTATTTATCCTATAAAAAAGACCTCACTTAGGTGAGGCCTTGTTAATTTTGTAAACAGGTTAAGCGCCATGGTGAAATTAGCGTTCCATCTTGGATTTTTAGATTTAAATGAGTCATGCCGCTGACGATGGATAAATAAGCTTAAGTTGCCCTTTCACCCCATATGCTGCGGTACATCTGGCCTCAAAATCTTTGTAGTCTACACAGCCACTTGCAAGAGCCGTCACCGACATCAGTTGATACTCTACTGCGGCCAATAATTCAGGCTTAAGGAATTGGTGAATTTTCTCTCGGCCGTTTGTTTTACCTTTCACAGAGTCGTAAACAACATCTGGGAGCGCTACCCCATACACCCAATCAGCGGTAATTTTCCCAAATAATGCAGGGCATCCGCCAATGTGACCGTTATATGGAAGCCGCGTTAATTTGGATAGTGCTGAATAGAATGGAGCTTTAAACCTCTTCTCCCATGTAGTTGCCTCTTGATGGGTAAGGAGTTCAATAATTTGCTTGTCGGTGTAGCTAATTACCTGCCCACGAATGATTAAGTCAATTTGCTCGTCACACCAAATTTCAAAATCTACTGAAAGCCACCGTGCGAACCGTATCGCTAACTTTGGATGAATCCATGTTCCACCCTGAGGTCCAGTCTTGGTACTTACTAGGCCACTACTCTTTACTAGCCTCAGAACCTTTGCCCTTGCCGAAGCAGAAGATGTATCTAACCCTCTGATTTCATTAATTTCTGTCAGAAAGCCAGATTTACCAAATAACTTCTTACTCAATGCAGACATGTATTCAAGTGCGTCGATCTGCCTAAGCCATGCGGTTGGCTCTTTATTAAATTTTTCCGCCACATCAGTAGCGTTAATCCAGCCCTCATCATTGAAGCGAATGCTGAGACCGTCATAATTTAAAGGGATAACATTGCTCATCGTATTTACCTTTCTGTGGTGCAAGCCTGTTCGCGTAGATATGGGCGGCCGAGAGCGGAACGATGAAATCCACCGCCCTATCTCAGACTCACACTACGGAAAGCTCTCATTGGGATATGCGCACGCGAATGCGCAGGAAATGCATATAAAAAACCTCACCGAAGTGAGGCCTTATTGTTTTTTGTCTGGTTTCTTCAGGGCTAAATCAGGTGTTTTTATGAAGCATCCGAAGTGCGGCGGCTTCCATAACTCTAAGATCACTCAACGCGCTTGCCTCGTCCTCTACGCCGTTCACCTTCATAAGCCACGGCAGGCAGTTATAATCCAAGCCGCTAACGCCATTCATGCCGGTTCGCCATTGCGTAGCCATGCATATGAACACGTTAAAGGCGGGTGCAATATCCGGCCAGATTTCCACGATTTCATCATCGTAATCATCGGGGCTAAAGCCAAAGGCGTTATTTATGGGGATTTCAGGCGTATAGAATGCCTCGGCAAGCGCTATTAGTTTTTTTCGCGGATCGCCATCATTTCGCGGGTGTAGGCACTGGAAATAGAATCAAACGCGCGTGCGTAGTTTTCCAAAAGGGTGATCACATTATCGCGATTGAACTCTTCCGGCAGTTCCCAGCCTTGGCAAATTTCCATCAAATAATCCGCGGTGGGCTCATTGGTAAATTTATTCTCTTCACGTTGCACGGCGAGCTTTTCGCTTAGCGCTTTTTCTAAGGATTCAAGCTCTGCGCGTTGTTTATTCTTGAATGTAATGATCAGTTCGCCATCATCATCTCCAGCACGGGGAATCATCACTGGAATGGAGAAGGTAGGGTTAGGGTTGAAGCAGACTTTTTTAGCCATGAAAATTGTTTCCTATTGAATTAAATTATTTCGGATATCGGAAGGAATAGCCCGTCAGTGCGGGCTATTGGCATTAAATAAACATTGTTATTTTTTTGGTGCGGCGGCGCTCGCTGGCGCAGTAGCGCTAGCCTATTTATAGGCAGTCAAACCAGATTGAAGGTTTAGCGTTGCCGTGACCGTTTCCACCGTGTTCACCGCTGTATTAGGAATATCGTTAAAGGATGCCTTAGCAGACCAGTAGCGATTCTCTTTTGCCTTCGGCACAAACATGTAAGCGGCTAAGGTGTCTTGCGAGCTATCCGCTTGTCGCAATAGGTCATAAAACGGAAGGCTTGAATCATGGGCAATTGTGTATGTTTGGACGCGGGCAGTTTTGAACGTGTTTACGTTGCGCTGCGTTGTATCGGATAAGAACTGAAGCTGTATGCTCTGCTGTTCACCACCTGAGCTAGCCACTTCAGTAATTTGAGACATTTCCTCCCATGACTTAATGACTCGGAAGCTACCTGCGCCGCCACCAGCGGCAAAATCGCCGGTGTTCAACGTATTAATGTCTTCGAGCGTTACAGAGGATTCAGAGGCTTCTTTAACTCGCGCGATAACCTCATCAAGACCAGGCCACGCCGAGCGGATGTGAATAATATCGCCGGCTTTTGCCTTGGTTGCTTCGGCAGTAGTGAAAACAGTTTCGGCCGCGTTGGTTGCCGCGGTGACGGTTTCGGCTTCCGCATAAGTTTTAGCCAGATAAACATGCGAGCCATTAGGCAATGCAAATCCCATAGGGAATACTCCAATTTTAGGTATAAAAAAACCGCCATGAAGGCGGTATGATTGTTTTTGCTTGGTGCGGAATTTTTTAGCGGTTGCGGATCGCTTGGTGAATGCTACCGCCAGCGCGCAGTTCTTTTTTGATGCTGTCGCGTATTTTTTCCGAGAGTGTTGCATTGTTGGCGGTTACTTCGTCTTTCATGCCATCCAATTTGGCTTCGAAGCGGTGGAGCGCATCGCGTACACAATGATAAATCGCCAGCGTATCGCAAGTGGGCGAATCAATTTTTTCTGATTTATTAATTTCATCCGTGCGTTTAGCTCTCGGAAATCCACCAAAAGGCATCGGTTCATCAGGAAAGCGAATGTATCCGCCGCCGCGATGTTCGCTAGCCTTCAGCTTTTCAAATTCATTGCTATTGGCGATCGCGTTTTCGATAACTTCGCTAACGTTGGCAGCTGTAACATCCTTCTTATTGATAAACGCTTCATTAATGAAAACCTTCACTGATTCGGATTGCACCTCTTTCGATTCGGTACCAGTACCCAGCAAGCCAGCTGGCAGGCGTTCAACCAATTCCAGAAGATGGGAAACCTTAGCTATCGCCGCGTCAATATCGCTGCTATCAATTTTGATTTTAATTTCTGCCATGATTATTCACCTTTTACGGTATCAGCCCGATAATCGATATTAACGGGGATTAAATAACGGGTATCACTAGGAAGAGGCCGCATGCGGTAGGGCACCGCCTCGATATATGCGGTAAATTCGCCGCTCGTTAGCTCCAAGCCGGCCGGAAAGGCGTTCAGGATACTATCTGCCACTTCTCCCGCTTTCGTCTTGCCTGAGCCCACAGGCGCTACCACGTCCACTTGAAACACGCCGCGGAAGACTTGCAGCGCGCCGGCAATATCAATGCCAAGCGTTTTAGCAGGCAAGATATGCGAGCGCAGATAAACCGCTCTACTATCTTTTGGCTTGAATGGTATGTTCTCCATCGCAATTTCCAATCCTAGCGAGGAGGCAATAGCAGCCAGTTTTGTTTCTAAAAGCTGCGTTATGAGTGTCGTTGACATTTAGCCCTTAACCTCCTGAATAGCCTCTTTTAGAATTGCTGGGGCATCTTTTGCAACAATACGGATCATGCCATTGGGGGCCTGCTGGGAATGACCTTCTACCTCCAACCGGTATGCATACGGCACGTTATTCACAAAGTAGATAGCCTTAGCGCCGACCTTAAACTGCTCTAACACCATATTGCCAACGGCCATGGTCATTTTTCCACTTGGATCAATGCGCCCTGTCTCTCCACTAGGCTCATTACCTATACCAATCTGCCAGTTACCTTTAAAGCGCCCAGCTCTATATTCTGGCGGAGCCTTAATATCCATGCTGTCAGAGATACGGGATTTCTTTTTAAGCCTTCCCGTTTTGGTTAGATTGGCCGGATCAAGCTTGGCGGCTTCATTGGCCTCGAATACCGCGACGTTATATTGCATAGCAGTCTGGTTAATGGCCCATAACTCAGGATTACCAACGGGAGACATATCGACAAGACGCCCGAGAATTTTAATCCCCGTTCGTCTTACAACCTCTTCCATCTTTACCTTGGATCCCTCAACGAAGAGATTGATTGATGACATGAACTGATCGCTATTTGCCATAGTTACGCCCTTAGTTGGGGTTTATATAAAATGACAACGCCAGCCGGTTTGATAGGATTTGGCTGTATAACTCGATATCGTCTACCATCTACATCAATCCAATCACCTATCTTTATTTCAGTTTCAGCAGTGGCTGCGATTTGAAAATCCCCTGATTCAATCAGTGTTCCATCGATTTCACTTAGCTTGTATTGCACTACAACCCCAGTGATCGATAAGGTTAGTTCGGGAGTTTCAATCTCGATACCACCCACACTTTCGGCCCCGCCGCCGCGCAAAAGTGAGAATTTTTTACCATTCTTAGCAATCAATTTAACGGCTCTCTTCTGAGATTTTTGGTAATTAATTGCCATGCTACCCCCTGACTACACGAATCTGCCCTGCGCCGGTAATGAATCCCTTTAATGCCCCATTTAGCCATGTTATTTTTGGTGCCGAGGATGTTGTTCCTTCTGCGTAAGTAACGCTGATAGCGCCGGATATTGACTCCTGAATAACATCACCACCGCCGTCAATCACAGGAGCTAAATCGATATTTTGTGCATCAATAGCTAATCTGCATTGAGACTGCACTATCTGTTTCGGTATCGCATTATCAGTAATCGGATAACCATCAAACATAATACCCGTCCGTGGCCATGCTAGCGGCTGATCACCAGACTTACGGTTTCCCTTCCATGAAAGACCTGCCAGATAGTCCATTGCTTGCATCAGTAGTTGTTCGCAATCATCATCGCTATCAGGGATTTCATAGCCACGTGTTTTGGCATATCCCCTCAGGTCTTCTAAGCTGGCGTAACTATCAAATAATGGCGAGTTTAAATCAGTCACTAGCATGGTATTTACTCCCTAATCATCCAGCCTTCAGATTTCCACTGTTCAACACTATCAGGATGAACATCGGCTTCATGCGAATGAACGCCATCTGGATCGCGATGCATTTTGATAAATTTAACTTTGGTTTTCTTAGGTGGGACTGGTTCTTCTACGTTTGGTTTTTCCATATCACCAGTATCTTCATTGCCCAATTCAGTATTTTCGCTAGCCATTTAACACCTCGATTGAAAGGGCCGAAGCCCTTTTTTATATTATCCAAGGATTAGCGTGCTGTGCTCAGCCTTAACCGATGCCACACCCCAAGCTAAGCCAACTTCGTAGCGAACCTGACGGTATTGACGGTACAGAGCGATTTGGAAGGTGATACCGGAAACCGGATCCGTAACATTCATAACGTCATCGGCAGTATCTCCACCCTCTGGCATTGCTGGGGTTCTCGATGCCAGAATGAAGGCATTGCGATCAAATGCCATATTTGCTGTATAGGCACCACCCACGGTAATTTCCGCATTATCAGCAGCATCTTGCTTTAAGCCAGGCGCTGACAATGTGATTACTGATGATGTTGCAGCGGCCACAACATATTTATGATCATCACCGGCAAAGGTAACAATCTCACCAATCTTCACGGTACCTGTTCCAGTATCCACGGAAATCAGACGATCACCTTCTTTGTGCCCGCCAGCCTTGTTAACCAAGTAGCCAGTTGCAGAACCACCAGCGACACGTTTAACACCAGCGGAGTTATGAAGATTAAAGCCTTCAATGCGCCCAATAATACCCTCACGCAGCAACTCTTCCGTACCTGCTTCGTTAGCCTTAAATAGAACTGACTGCTTACCACGGATATTAGAGATGGCAGCGGAGCCTAGCACCATCTGCAGATCGGTAGTTGGCGCACCGTTATCCTCGAGCACACGACGAGCATCAGCAAAGTCGGATAAGTCCTCCTTAATGCCAAATGGCGTGGTACCAGCGGTACCTACAGCGCGGGATGAGCCGTAATATAGCGCACCAATATCGCTATCAACCTCATTGGCAAGCGCACGGAAAGCCTGCTTGAACTGATCAGCAAGGATTGTGTTGTAGGTTCCTGATGGTCCAATTGCCAATTGCTCTTCGCCATTCCATTGAACAGGAGCCATTTTTGACTTAGTGATTTTCACCTGTACATTACTAATTACCTGACCAGCATCGCCGGCAGCAGTTGGACCCGGTACGATATCAACAGTTTTCGCTACGGGTGCGACTGGAGCAGTGACGTCCTGATCTTTAGCTGCGGCATCCGCTTTAGTGTTACGGGCAACGGCTGGAATAAAGCCAGTCTGCTCACGTGAAACGACATCAAGAGCGGTATAGATGGTGGGGATTAATCCAGTTAGTGTGTTGTTTGCTGCCATTTTATTACTCCAATTAATCTACGATTGTCGTTCCGTCTTTGAGCGCTGCGTTTTTGCCCGCCATATCTAGCGCATCAAACGCGGAACGTTTAAGGGTTTTTTGTCCTTGCTGGTGTTGAGTTGGTAATGCCCCACCACCGCTATTACCGGTTGCCTTTAAGATGTGGTCTTTCTGTGGGTACTGCTCCACTAAAAACTCTAGCGCCTCATCAAAGTCAGCTAATTCACCAGGTTTGGTGCGAGAAAAAACTTTGTTTCCTGATGGGTCATACGCCACAACCTTTCCATCTTCGATTTTGAATGACTGACCAAATCTGGCCTGAACAAAATCAGCAGGAATGGCTACCTTATCTTTAATGAAAGACGAGCTACCGAAGCGACCGCCAATCATTTCTTTATAAAGCTGCTCCTCCAGTGTTTTGGCTTTATTGCCAGCCTCATCCAATTGCGTTTGAAATGCTTTGGTGATCTCGGCCTTAACCTGATCTACCGCACCAGCATCAATCAACTTTTTCTGGTCAATTTTTGTTAGTGTCTCGATTGCCTCCAGCGCTTTGGCTGGATCTGAGATACCCGCAAATTTTGCAAGTTGAGATTCAGCCAGCTCCTTTGCCTCTCGGTGTGTTTTGGCTTCACCGTTCAGCGCAGAGATTTTGCTTAATGCGGCTGTAGCGTCGAATGGAATTTCTTTTCCGTCGTCATGGGTATAAACAGGCATGCCATTTTCAACAACTACATTTCCTTTATCGTCTAACTTTAACTTCATGATTTTTCCTCTGGCTTTCCAGCCGCTATAGAAGGTCATCCGACCCGTTCGTCGCTTCGCATCCGCTATCGACAGGCAATAAAAA